TTTCGCTAGGCGTTGCAGAAAACGTTGGCGTTGCTGTTGGATCAGGGGTTGGTGATGGAGTTTCAGTAGCGGTTCCAGACAACGTTGGAGTTGCAGTTTGTGTTGCTGATGCTGTTGGATTTGGTGTTGATGTTCCTGAAAGTGTTGGCGTTAATGTTGGAGTAGCTGTTGGCGCTGAAGTTCCCGATAGTGTTGGAGACGCTGTTGGTTGCGGAGTTGACGTTGCTGATACTGTTGGATTTGGAGTTGCTGATGTTGTCAATGTAGGAGTGGCAGAAAATGTTGGTGTTGATGTTGGATTAAGAGTTATAGATGGTGTTATTGTTAAAGAAAGTGTTGGTGTTGGAGTTAATGTTAGGGTAGGAGTAGGAGTTGGTGTTCTTGTGCTAGTAATTGTAGGAGTTTGTGTTGGTGGACAAATATAAAGACCATCACCTATAGAGTTAGCGCAAACAGGAATAGGATCAGAATCACTTTGAGTCGCATAATTCCAATATCCTGTAGTTAAACTATTGCCTTTATAATAAGCAGATTTGTACCATTCATCTTCACTTGGTAAGAAATACTGTGCTGAAATATTTCTTGTGGGATTACCGGTATTATCAGTTAGAGTATAAGCGCCATCTTCAGTTGTTCCAACACTAGGAGCGCCAGCACCAATCTTTCCATTATGCAACCAATTACAGTATCTAGCAGCACTATACCAACTAATATAGTTTACTGGTTTATTACCCATATTTATTTTAATGCTATATTTTTGTCCAGGGGGAGCAGAAGTATTTCTGGTAATACCACCCCTACTTGCTGATGACATAATACTAGAATACCAATTATAAGAATTGCTACCAGTAGGATCAATACTATTTAAAAATTCTACATAATTACTGTTAGAGATTAAGAAACTAGAAATATAATATTCATAAGAGACATTACCATATCCTTGAATTGGATCCGCATTATTATTGCTATCTTCAACTAAAACAAAATCAGAATAGTTATTTGGATTATTATATGTTCCAATTCTAAAACCTATACCAACGCTAGTTAATGTTGGATCGTAATCAAAGCGATAAATCGAAGATAATTCTGATGAAGAGCTGGCAAAAAATCCTCCTCTGCATCCACGATTACTAGAAATTATAGCTTCATTCCATTCGTAAACATTACCACTTTGATCAAAAGTTCCATAAAAACTTTCATTCCCATTAGTACCTATAGTTGTGACATTTCCATTTACACCATTCCAATCCGCAGTATTTGCATAATTAGCATAGTTCATTATAATAGATGTTGGTGTTGGTGTTACTGATTCTGTAGGACTTGGTGTTAGCGTATTAGTGGCAGATGGTGTTGGAGTCAAAGTTGAACTTGCAGATAGTGTTGGCGTTGCTGTTGCGTTGGGTGTAGTCGTTGGCGTTGAAGTTGTTGTAGCGGATAATGTTGGTGTGGCCGTATGGGTTGAAGATAGTGTTGGACTTGGGGTTTGTGTTGCTGATAAACTTGGTGTGGGCGTATTGGTAGCTGATAATGTTGGCGTAGGAGTTGTTGATGCTGTTGATGTAGGAGTTGCAGATAGTGTTTGGGTAGGAGTTTGAGTTAAAGACAATGTTGGCGTAGCAGTTTGAGTTGCTGAAGCAGTGGGCGTTGGTGTGTTAGTAGCCGATAATGTTGGAGTTGCTGTTGGCGATGCGCTAACAGTCGCTGTTGGATATGGTGTTGGTGGTATATACGCACCAATATTAGCTCTTGCAGAAGCGATACCAATTTTTTTCCACATACAAAATAAATATTTATTATCTCCTAACCCAGCAGGATTTGGTTCTCCATATAGCTGAAACACTGGATTATTACCAGACTCATTATATAGAATAGTGATATCTTTACATGTTTTAATATTTGTTAAATATGTTTTATCACAAATAGTTTGTATATATCCATCTGGATTATTAATCTGAGGTGGTGGATTTATCCACTGTTTGTAGTCCCAAATGATCGCTAAATACCCAGTTTCTGTCTTAGAAATACCATATGCGCCAACACCATTGCAATATGGACATAGCCTACCAACTAAAAATGGTACAGGACCGCCAGTTTTATATTTACCTGAAGACTTTTTAAGATTAGCGTCGTATATGCAGTTTGGACAAGTGCTAGTATTGGTAACTCCAAAATTAAATTCACACCTTGTAGTTAATCCGGTAGATGCTAAGATAGAATCTATTTGTTGATTATAGATACTTTGTAGTTGAGAAAAATTTATCATTCAAGATCCTTAGAGTGGTCTTATGAGTACATATCATTATTGTAACTGTTTCTATGCGTTCCTCTCAATAAAGATCTCGGATCAAACTTATTACCAACGAATGGACTAAGCACCGCAGCAATTGCTGTGGCATTTTTAACATCCCAATGACTAGTTAATTCATCATAAAGTCCACATGCTCCATGCTCAATAATAGCTTGCCATCCAGAAAGCGATCCACCAAGACTTAAAGTTGCAGGACCTAACTTGGTGCTTATTCCTTCTAGAGCCGCCTTAGTTCTAAATGTACTTTGATCAAATATGCAGGCTGCTTTTAAGCATACTAAACTATTAAAAATGCTATCATTTATACTAGTAGGATCAGGATCTATAGTGCTATTAACAACATCAATATTATAAGTATAATCAAGATTAATATCAAATTGAACATATTTTGCTGCAACTGTTAGTACTTGTAGTATTCTAGCATCACTATATTCATAGGGTTCATCTAAATCATTTATTAGTGTTCTTGTAATGATGGTCAGTTCGTTTTGCCATGCCATAAAATGACCTTTCGTTGTATATACATTATATAATATAATCCTATGAATAATTTAAATAGTTTCTATTCCACTTTATTAAAATAACTTTATTAGTGGACATAGGGCACCCTATTAATAGAAGGTTAACAATTATTATATACACCTAATAAAAAAGGCCAGCCCGAAGGCTAGCCTCATTTATTAGATATAATCTATGATTATAACTGATGAATTATAGAGATCCAAGAAGAACTCTACGATTATCAAGAACAGCAAAGCCCTGTTCAGCCCAACCGTAATATCCAGCTCTCTTTTGACGATGTAGTGTATCGTCTTCAAAGATTTGGACTTCTTGACGGATTGGCATTATAAAGCTATCTCTCTTACGTTGATCTAAACCAACTACTAGCTCAGCATCACCGGCTGGTAGATCAGCATTTAGAACGTTATCATAGAAGAGTTGATATTGCTGGCCTTCACCAAGTTCATCAAGGTCGTGTAGATTGATACCGAACACTCTGTTTAGAGTACCATCGGCAGCAACATAAATTTCACGACGAGTGATTTCGTCAACTTGATCAAGACCCCAGTTGCGAATATCTTCCATAGCTTCTGGACTTACATAAAGATCAGTTAGTACACCGCGATTAACTGATGTGGAGTTACCACCACCGTTACGACGCATAACCGTCTTCATTAAGCTGACTAGGCGCTTTGTAAATTGACCAGGATCAGCATCGCTGTCGAATACTACGATATTACGATCAGTACCAGCAGCGAGTAGAGTGTGCCAACCATCATCGTTCATCTTCTTAACGAATGAAGCTTCTAAAACTTCCATAGCGCGACCAACAACGTCCCAGCGGGCGTCACGAGCATACTTTAGAAGATAATCAATTGAAGCGCCAATGTCATAGGTTGGAACCATGACATAATCGCCTTCAACATGACGTTCTGGAATATATCCGTGATTTGGGATTGTATAGGCCACAAAATCTTTCTCTGTGCCAGGAGATAAGAAATCTAATGGGAATTCTGGAGTGGCGCTTTGAGCTAATTGAATTGGCTCGAAGATACCATTAAGAATATCGCCATTGAGAACTCCCTGACGCAAAGGTAATTCTAGAGCTTTTGCAAACTCTGCATTAGCAGCTAGAGAAACTTCTCTATTGGGTGAACCAGAGCGAACAAGAAGATCTGTTAGTTCTGGTGTTGGTTCAAATCTATAATTGGCCATATTTTTCTCCCTTATCATGTAATATTAATGTCTACTTTAACGTAACCATCAGCATCTTTAGCACTAAGGAAGCGTCCAACCTTGACACTATTTGTGGCATTGGTTGTTAACAATCCATTAGCACTATAATAAGCGTCGTCGCCAGCTGATGGAGCAACGCCACTAGCAACCATGTCTGTTGTTACTTGGCCTTGACGAAGAACAGTGACTTTACTGCCAACCTGAACTTCATCTTTATGCCAATTGATGTGTTGGCGAGTTAGATCAATATTAACAACATCGTTAAGAAGAAGTCCAGCTGGAACTGTGCCAGATTGATCTGCTGCATATTCTACAACAGCACTAGCATCGTCCATACTAACACCACTTCCACTTGTTAAATGAACAACAACGCCACCACGTTCGGCAACTTCATTCATAAAGAACGAAATATCTGTATATGCTTCAATACGATCTGGTTTTAGAGCCATATTTACTCTCCCTTATTAAGTTTTTTACCTAGTCTAGTACGAACAAAATCAACCAAAGCAGCTCGTGTAGCGTTAATCTCATTATCTGATTCGGCGCCAACACTAAGATCAATTTCTTTCTCTGTTTCTACGTTTTCTAAAACTTCTGAAACATCTTCAGCCTTTGTCTCTTCTGCCTTAGTTTCAGTTTGTGTTTCTGGTGCAGCAACTTGGATTGAAGCTTCAGTTTCAACAGTGGCCTTAACAGGTTTAAGATTTACCACCAAGGCTGCAATTGCTTCAAAAGCATCATCGCTTAGATCTTCAAATTTATCCACTGTTGATGTGGCTAATTCTGAATCTATGCCATTTTCAATTAGTGAAGCCATTCTTTTCATTTTCTTTTCTTTTTTCATCATCATGGCTTCTTGAGATTTGTATGCTGCAATAACTTCTGTGGCAGCATCAAGCTCGGCCTTCATTTTCATAGCCATCTCTTCTTTTTTCTTCATTTCTTCGTCAACCTTCTTAGCCGCTTCTTCCTTTTCTAAGCTAAGAGTATCAAGGGCTGTTTTTGCGTCTTGTAACGCAGCTTCTTGGGCCTTGATTGTTTCTTCTAGTTGAGTAATTTTTTCTTGTGTGGCTGATGCTAATGTCATAGCCTCTATTTTTTGCTTTAGTTCGGCTACTTCATTGAGTACGGGATCGAGATCTAAACTCATAATGTTCTCCTTTAAATTTGCTTGATTTGAGAATACACCTATTTTTTGAAAAGTATCATTTTTTTCTTTCGCAATTTCAGTATCGACAATTTGTTTATCAAAAGATACGGCATCTTTTGTGAATATTATGCTTTCTGGATTAGCTGGTCTGTCTACGAAACCTTTTCCAGAAAATGTTATGTTTCTTAAAACACGACCTATTTTATAGTTTTCGTGTTGACCAATTCCACCATATGCTCTAAGATGTTTTGTTAAAAATGCTGTTTCTTTATTACGCGGTAATATTTTATATTCTCCAGTAGCGTTATTAATTAATCCATAATCAAAACCATTAAAGAAACATTCCATACTAACATACTTATTTCCGTTCTCTATTTCTTCTATAAGTTTTGTTGAACGGGCTCTTAGTTCTGGATCTGTATATCCTGTATAAATAACAGAACCAGTTAAAATATGAAATTTTTCTGGTAAGTTATCCATTGGAGTATTTTCATCAATTAAAACACCATCTTGAGTAATTGGATAGTTTGATGTTATATGACCAACTATAACTGATTCATCGTGTTCTAAATTCGTTGGTTTATGAGCAGGAGTACTTTTGGCCATCCAAACTTCGGTTCTATCAAAAATATCATCATTTTTGTTCCATGATGTGGTAACAAGAATAGATTGAGTATAGTATAAATCTTTATCGTCTATTCCGGCCAAAGCTTTAAAATCAATATTTGATGGCTTGGAATTGTTAGATTTTTCTACTAAAGAAGCATAAGATATTGATGCTTCAGACGACAAAGAGTGTTGAAGACCGTCGTCAATTTCTGATTGGAAAATTTCCATAATATTTTTCTCTATAGAGTATTACTCTTCAAAATACACCAATTCATAGAAATATGCTTTAGCAAATTTTAATTCTTCCGCTGTTAATTCTCTATTTATGGTATTGTAAAGATTTTTAATAAAAGTTTTGTATCGAGAATATGTATTGGCCAATTTATTATTAGATATGTTATTAAATGCTGTTAAAATCATATCTTCCGAAATAGTATCAAACGGTTTCAGACTTAGAAAGATTTTAGTTTTAGTAATTTCAGTTTCATCATATTGTTCATTAGATAAACTGCGCATATTTTTTTTGTTATAAAACTCTAAAAATGTTGGATTTAAAATTTCGCTAATTTTTTCTTGAGCAGATAATGACCAGATGTTTAGTGATGCTCCTGTTTGTGGACTAAATTTTTTAGTTTGTCTTTTTTCTGTATCTTTACTGTTCTTTGGTCTGCCTTGTTGTGGTATGCCTTTTGGAGTGTTGTCAATTTTTGTAGATGGTCCTTTTGGTGCAGATGATCCGAATGGTGATGCTGGAGTAAGTTCTGATTTAAGTTCCAAAAGATTTTTATCGCCATTTTTCTTTTTGTCTAGATCTAGTCCGATTTGACTAGGAGCAACCAACCCTGTTTGTAAACTAATTTTCTTAAGAGCATTTTCAAATTCTGGATCATGCCAAGGACCAGCCTTCTTAACCATTCTATCGCTTGATCTATCTCTGCTTTCTCTATTTAGTCTAATCTTCTCCATTTCTGCGTCAAAACCAAATCTACTTTGTAATAATTCATCACTAATAACATTTCTATCAGCTAATTGAATAAGTAAAGCTTTTTCTGTGTCTTCGTTACTAAGATCCATCCTATCAAATTCTATCTTAGCAGCGTATTTGAAATCCATAGCTTTTTGTATTAATTCAAATTCTTTTTCCCAAAAACTTATTAAAACGTCTCTTCCGTATTGGAGTCGTTGTGTTAATGTTTTCAAGCTAATAAAGTTATTGGTTGTTCCTGCTGCTCCAAATGTTCCGGTAAGTGTGGGTGGAATACCAAGACCAGCATAAATACTATTTAAATGAGGAGTGTACTTGCCTTCACCTAAAAATTGGTGGACACTAGTTTTACTTTCAATTAATTCAATATCTGGACCCCAAACAAGATCCATTGTTCCACCACCAACATTATTTTGTAAAATACTGCTTAGCTTATTGGCAGCAGCTGCGGTGGGAGCGATCATGTGTTCTAAGCTACCAAGTTTAAATATGCGAATATTGCTTATGGCTCCATCAAGAGCGGCAAGATCTGCTAATTTTAATTTTTCTATAACATTAATATCATCCATTATACTATATACAATTGGATAAGCCCAAGTTTTCCAATCGTCTTTTTTATAGTGATAGACTAAGGTTTTGTTGGGATCTAATAAATAAGACTTTTTAGATT